TGGTGGAACAATTAAACAAAATGTTGATGAAAAAGCAACTCGCACCCAGTTTGAAAATTTCACTGGTTCTCAGGAAAATTATAGGAAAAAAAAAGAAGTTAAAAGTTTTTATGATGTTAAGAACAATATGTCAAATCCATATGGAATGCAATCACTGGATGGATTTCAAAAAGACAGATATCATGTTTCAAACAAAAGAGCAAATGAAGCACCTGTTGAACAGATTAGAGTTGGTCCAGGATTAAATCAAGGATATAATTCAAATCCATCTGGGGGATTTCAACAAGCAAATACAAGAGATTATGTTTTACCTAAACATGTAGACCAATTACGTGTTAAAACAAATCCCAAAAATTCATATGGTGGTCGAATTATACCTGGTAAAAAACCATCTAAGACTGGAAAGGTTGGTGTTGTAATGAAAAACAGACCAGATACATTTTATGTTAATAATCCAGATAGATATTTTACAACAACTGGTGCAGTTAAAGGACCAGTACAAAGACCAAATATTCTTATTAAGCCAACAAATAGAAAGGAGACAAATAAATTTCATGTTGGTCCAGCAACAAATGTAGAAGGTTCAAGAAATCGTAAGAGAACAAATAAATATAAAAAATCAACTAAGGAGGAGTGGGGTGGATATGGGTGGAGAAATATCGAAGCATTGGGGGAGTGGATTGGTTCTGCATTTGATTATGGTAAAGACACAACAAATATGAAAAAGACACTTAGACAACAAATTGCGTGTAAAAATAGAACAGGGAATGTACAGGGTGGAAATAATGCAACACTTCATAACAAGAATTTAAGAAAAACAAGAAAAACCAATGTAATAGGTAATTCAAGACAAGCAGGAAATGTTAATAAAAATCAATGGAGGGGGTATATTAAAGAAACCGACGACATTGCAAAAACAACTATGAAAGAAACCACATTAGTGGAAGATTATGTTGGAAATGCTGATGCAATGGAGAATAGAGATGGTGGATATCAAATTAAAAAATATAAATTTGATGAGACCAATCGTGATACGACATCTATTAATTATATGGGTGATGCAAATGCGACAGGAGATGCTGGCGGAAGAGGTGCATATCATGTAACAAAACATAATCCCAAAGCAACTACGCGACAAGAAACATCTGTTAGTTATACTGGAACTGCGATGGGGGAAGATAAGCCTCAATCATATGATTCAATTAATAATTCGACGACGAAGAGTATTAGGGATAAGATTGCCAAGGGAAGAACCCCATCAACTGGGGGTCCACAAAAAAGAACAGGAACTAAGAATATTAAAATGTCTACTCGTAGAACAGGGGATTTAAAAAATAAATTATTAAACGGAAGAGGAATGGTTTCAACAAAAACATATAATTCTATTCCTCAGGTAGAACAGTGTGGTGAAACCAGAAGAAAAATGACAGTACCAAATGGACCAATTCAAAATAGATTAGATCCTGATATGCTAACTGCATTGGAGTCAAACCCATATGCACGACCATTTGCCAAACCAATATAATTAGAAAAGAAAAATAACAAATATCAAGGTATAAATAATAAACCACCAAATAGAAAAAGAATAATCCAAATATCCAGTAATAATACTTGATATATCATTATGTAATTTATTACCTGAATTTTTATTTATTACATTATTAATATTATTGATTTCATTATTTAGATTATTTAGACTATTTAAAAAATTACCATTTGTGTTTGATTTTAAATTAGAATTCGAATTATTACCAAGATTAAACATATTAAGCCCAGAATTAGAATTTAAATTCATGTTAGAATTATTCATATATATATATTATAAATAAAATAATGCGTTTTATCATACCAATATTTTTATGCTAATTAAATAATAATGAATGTTAATGTTGCAATTTTAGTAGACGCAAAGAATGAATATACAAAACAGTTGCAAAAAATGATTGTACCAGAATTGTATACCGGATTTGAAAAAATTTATAATGATGAATCAAATAATTTTCAAAATAATTTAACTAAAATTCCACAATGGAATCAAGAATTTGTTGAAAAAGAAACAGAAAGAATACTTGAAAAAACAGGATGTACTTGGATTGACCAATTATTAACAGCTGTTTTTGTGAGTAATGTTAAAATTTTAACAGCAGTTAAAAATAAAAAAAGTGTTCCGCAAATTGAATTAAGAGTACCACTATTATCGCAATTTATTCATAAATGTTATTATGAATGTGCAAAAGAATTTTATAAAAATCCTTATTTATTTGATAAAACTCTAAGAAATTCTGAACGCCAAATAAATATGAGATTATCTTTAAAAATAATTGATGAATCTATATTAGAAGCTATAAGAAGATTACTTCCAATTAGACAAATATTAAATAATTATTTAACAACATCGGTTGAAGAAGATGACTTAAGTGATGATGATATTACTAATAAAAAAGTTAAAAAATATAAAATGGTTGACCAATTGGAATCAGAAGAAGAATCAGAAGAAGAATCAGAAGAAGAATCAGAAGAAGAATCAGAAGAAGAATTAGAAGAAGAATCAGATGAAAGTGATTCTAGTAAAGTATACGAACTTCCTGTATTAACAACAGACGAATTACTAAATATCCAATTTGATGATACAGACAATGAAGATGAACAATTACAATCGAATGAATATCTTGCACTCGATTTGTCAGATGAATCTAATGAAGAGGTTGAACCAGTTGTTAATGAAAATGTAGCTGAACCAGTTGTTAATGAAAATGTAGCTGAACCAGCTGAACCAGTTGAACCAGTTGAACCAGCTGAACCATCTGAACCAGTTGAATCGGTTGAACAAGTTGAACTAGTTGAACCAGTTGAACTAGTTGAATCAGTTGAACCATCTGAACCAGTTGAATCGGTTGAACCAGCTGAACCAGTTGAACCAGAGAAATATAAAACAGTATCATTAGATGTTAACACTGTTAGTGAAAGGTTAAATAAAATGGATGTACAGGATATCATGGATATTAAGAAAACACAGAATAAGATTGATGAACATTTTAAAAAACAAATAATAAATGATGTATTTAAAAAACCTAGAATAAATAAGAAAATATTTATGAGGCGTGTTAAAAAAAAGAGAGAAAATAATTCAGATAAGCCTAAATTTTTTGATTAATGGGTTAAAAATAAGATTTTTTTTTCTAAAATGATTTTATAATGGAATTTTTAATTATAGCATTTTTAATAGCACTTTTGGTAACAATAATTATGTATTTAGATGCAATGGTTTGTGGATATGATAAATCTAAACCATATTTTTTAAAATTATTCATATTTACGTTTATTTCAGCAGCGGGTTCATGTTATTTAATAAGAAAGGGTTACCAAATTAAATCAATGTTGGGTGGATATGGAAATGTACCTTCGCAAAATATAAATCCAGGATTGCCTAATTTCTAAAAAATAGCGTTCTAAAAATTTTAAAATAATTTAACTTAATACTATAAATGAGTATTAAATTAAAAAAATTCGATATGAGTGCCATTGGGGATCATCAAATTATTGTATTTATTGGCAAGAGAGGGACAGGTAAATCATTTTTGGTTAAAGATTTTTTATTTCATCGCCAAGATATACCTGTTGGGACAGTTGTTTCGCCAACGGAAAAGATGAATAAATATTTTTCTAAATTTATACCTCCAATTTTTATTCACGAAGAGTATACACCAAGATTGGTAACAAATGTTTTAAAAAGACAAGGAGATATAATTAAGAAAATAAATTCTGGTGAATATGGAGAGGATGTTGACCCTAGGGCATTTTTAATTTTCGATGATTGTTTATTTGATAATAGTTGGGCAAAGGATAAAAATATGAGATGTATTTTTATGAATGGACGCCATTATAAATTAACATTTATTTTAACTATGCAATTTCCGCTTGGTATTAAACCACATTTAAGAACAAATATTGATTATGTATTTATTTTAAGAGAAAATACTGTTTCTAATAGAAGAAGAATTTATGAACATTATGCTGGAATGTTTCCAACATTTGATATATTTTGTAAAATTATGGACCAATGTACAGATAATTATGAATGCCTCGTTATTCACAATGGCGCGCAAAGTAATAAGATTGAAGACCAAGTTTTTTGGTATAAAGCAGATGCACACGATGATTTTAAACTGGGTTCTATGGATTTTTGGAACTATAATAATGAACATTACGATGAAAACGACGACGATGACCAAATTGATTTATCGCAATATGGCAGAAAGTCAAAATTAACATTTGATGTCAAAAAAATAGAATAATATCTAATAAATTACTATAATGGATAATAATAATATCATAACAATTACAAAAAATTCACAAAAAGGATTATTTAAAAAATATAAGGATTATCAGTATGGAATTGGATTAGAACATGAAATGTATTTTTTTCATGCACCTACTTATGATACAAACAAACCAATTAAAGATATTATATTAGCACCAACAGAAGCATATCAATATATGTTATTAAAAAAAAAATTATCAAAAAAAGATAAAGAAATTATTTTAGGAGTACCATATGAATCAACTGGGAGAATATGTAATGGGAAAGTTGTTTTAAAATCCGTACCAGGGGTATGGGCATCCAAAGAAAGAATGCCTGAATTTATAACAGGGACCCCAATATCAACAATAGGAAAAAATGAACGAAAAATGTTTGATTATACATCAGAGTTGAAAAAAAAAGAAGATGATTATTTAAACATAATGACACATCATATTGATAAATACTTGCAAAAAAAAATGAGTGTATATGGGCATCTTATGGAAGCACCATTTGGAATGAATAGTTATATTAAATTGCCAAGTAATTATAAATCAGCAAATTATAAATTTAGAAAAGGTAAATATAAAGATTATACAGGAAGTTATCATGTAACATTGACATTGCCATATAAAAAGGATATGAAATTAAAAAAATTTATAGACCAACACGCAAATTTTGCAAATATGGTACAGTGGTTAGAGCCTTTAATGTTAACTGCATATTTTTCAGCCGACGATAGATCAATGGGTACACAAAAAGTAAAGGCGAAGGGTTCATTTAGAGTAATGAGAGTTGGTTGGGGGAATTTTGCAGGGAGTGATATAAGAAAATTAAAAAAAGGGATTGGAAGATATGCAAATATTATACCTTATTGGAGGAATGGGATAAAAATAGATGAACAAGAATTAATAAATCATTGTCGGGATTTAGCACCTAAATTAAAAAAGAAAGAAAAGGGTGCAATATCAGGATTCAGTAGTGATTTTAGAACATTTGGAAGCACTGATCCTAAAAACCCAGAACATAGGGAATCTGGTGTTGGAATGACAATGGGTAATGGCATAGAATTAAGAATATTTGATCAATTTCCAATAAAATATTTAAATTCTTTATTACAATTCTTAGGTTGTTTGGCTGAGAATAGTAGAGTTCATAAATGTAAAAAATATGTTTATAAAGACAAGGATTGGATTCATGCAATGCATGAAATAATGATTAATGGGTGGATTGCAAAATTAAGAACAAGTTTTGTTAATAAACTTAGAAAAAATTTAGGTTTACGAATTAATACAACCTCTTTACAGGCATATGAAATAATGAAAACAATTTATGATGAATTATTTGAAACAAGAATTAAAGGAGATTTTGCTCAAATTTTATTAGGAGATATTAAAAAAGTTGAATTACCCAAAATTAACCAAAGAAGTTGGGAATTCGGTTTATCATTAAAACTTAATAATAATAATAAATTATTAAAAAATACTAATAAATTTATTAAATTATTAAAAAAAATAGAAAATATTAATGTTGTTAAAGAAATTTTTTTTAAGATTTTTTCAAAAAAAAATTGGGGAAATAGTTTTATTCAATTTATTTATTATTTTGAAACAATTGATATGATAAAAATAGAAAAAGATGAGCATAAACAAATTAAAAATATTCATATATTAATAAATGAATTAGATTTTATTAGAATAAATACATTTATATTACAAGAAAGTTTAAATTCAATAATTACGTTTGTTTAATTTATGAACCAACCCATGTATCTTTTTCTGTAAACATTTTACCAAATATTGCCAACACAGGTGTTGGATTATTCATCTCCTGTTCGAATGTTTTTGGATAATATCTGAACTTAACAATTGGTGGCGGACACATCTGATTACTCTTAATATATCCAATTGTCATAAAAATAACACCAACAAAAATAAGTAATAATATAAGCGATTTCATTTATATTATTATTAGAGATTATTTATATAAGTTTTTCAACAAAATTTTCAACAGCAGAAACCTCATATGTATCATCAGTCGTATCTGATGTATCCTCTGTAAATACTTTACCTTCTTTTTGTTTCATCCACGTGTCATCATCTTTAAATAATGCAGGAGTTTCTGGTTGTCTAATAGTTCCTTCTTTTGCAATTGCAACTTCTCTTAACTCGTCAATATTCTTTTTATCATTTTCACGATCTTGATTTGTTTTATTTTTATTTGAATGTTCTCGCGCTTTACCCATTCTTTCTTTTGTTGTTTTATCAAACACAAAATCCTTGTGGTCACTATTTTCCTGATATTTCTTCATTAACTCATTAAGTTTATCATTCATAAATTCTTGATCTTTCATTTGATTTGGGTCAGGGTCCCATGGCAACCAGTATCCAACTTGTCCTACAAATACATGAAAATTTTTATCACTATTTTGAAGTTTTTTTGCACGATATTCTGCTTCTTTAAGTGTATCATAAATACCACGAACTTTCATGCAACGTAAACTTGTTTTATAATCATTCGCTTCATTAAATTCTTTATTAATAACTTTATTATGCTCTAACTTATGACCCTCATATAACTCGTCAACTTGTTTGTAACTGAGTGTCGATTGATTTAAAATTAGATTTTTTTTATCTTCATTGTTTAGAAGTTCACTTAGAAAATGTTTAACCGAAAAAACCTCTTTTTTTTTCATTAAAGTTTCGGGTGAAACAAATGACAAACATACATAGTTTTGCCCAGGGATTGGGGAATCTACGCTTAGAAAATCTTCTTCTTGTTCTTGTTCTAAATTTGAATAAGACATTATATAATATTAATTACAATATGTTTTTAAGTATGTTTTATTAAGATTTTTTTTCTATGCTATTAATATAAAATGGATAGTTTAGATTTAGCAGAAGTTGCTCGTAGAGCATTAAAATATATTGTTGAGGGTGGTGCAGTTGCATTAGCAGCATTTTACATTCCAGCAGGAAAAAGACTCAAACTTGAAGAGGTACTTATGATTGCATTAACAGCAGCAGCCACATTTGCCATTTTGGATATGTACGTTCCTTCAATTGGAGCAACAGCACGTAGTGGTGCAGGATTTGGTATTGGTGCAAATCTTGTTGGATTTCCTCGTTAAATAATACTTAAAAATATAATTATAATATATTTTTAATTATGATTGAAATAAGAATAGGAGTTATCGGTAATGTTGATTCTGGAAAAAGTACATTAGTATCAGTTTTATCAAACGGAGAGTTAGACGATGGAAGAGGGTTAGCGAGAAGATTAATATTAAAACATGTACATGAAAAAAAAAGTGGGAGAACATCTGATATTTCACATGCACATTTGAAAATAGATAATGAAAATTATATTACATTTATAGATTTAGCAGGACATGAAAAATATTTGAAGACAACCCTAAGAGGATTAACGGGTGGATATATAGATTATGTATTATTAACTATTGGGGCAAATATGGGAGTATCAAGAATGACAAAAGAGCATATATCAATTGCATATGCATTGCAAATTCCAATTATTATAGTAGTAACTAAAATTGATTTATGTAATGATTTTATATATAATCAAACAATTTCTGATATAAATAAAATGATAAGGCATTATAGATATATTGGTTTATTTATAGTAGAAGATATAAATGATTTACCCAAAAGTATTTTTAAAAAGAAATTACCTTTTTTTAGTGTATCAAATAAAACAGGTGAAAATATTGATTTATTAAAAAACTTTTTAAAAAAATTAAAACCAAAAATAAAATGGGATAAAAAAAATAAAACAACATTTTCAATAGATGATAAATTCCAAGTTAATGGTGTTGGATTAGTAGTAAGTGGTAAAATGACATCGGGAAAAATTTATAAAGGAGATAGTTTATTTATAGGTCCGTTTAGAGGGAAATGGGAAAAGGTAGTTGTTAAATCTTTGCATGATAATTTCAGAACATTTATAAATTATTTAGAACCAGGAAATAGTGGTTGCCTGGCATTAAAATTTATAGATAAAAAATTTAAAGTTAGAAATAAAAGTTTAAAAAAAGGAATTATTTTAGTTAAAAATAATAATAATAATTCAAAAAAATTTATTGCAGATATAGTTATATTAAGAACACATTCAACAAATATTAAGATTGATTATCAACCAGTTATCAATTGTAAAACAATTTGTCAGAGCGCAAAAATAACTGGAATGAGTGAAAAATATTTGCATGGCGGTAAGAGAGCGAGAGTTGATTTTGAATTTATGTTTAATCCAGAATATATTGAAACAGATGATATATTTTTATTCAGAGAAGGAAAAACTCGTGGTATTGGTAAAATTATTAGTGTTATTGGTTAAACTAAAATCTAATGATTTATTATTATGATGGATACTGATTTTGAGTTTACAAAGAAAATAGATATTGGAAAAGGGAAAATCAAAAATTGTAAATGTAAAGTTAAAGGTAAAAAAAGGACACAAGAAACGTCCCAGTCAGATTATAAAAAAAAATTAATGATTGCAACTCAAACAATAGGTGAAAATATAAAAGTAGGTGCAATTGAAAAAATAGATTATGGAACATCTAATAATATTTCATGTGAGTGTGATTTATCTAATACAATTAATTTAAATGTTGAACAAGTAGATAAAATAAATGGAACACAATCTATATTTATCATAGTAGGTTTAAGTTTTATTATAGGGGCATTGGTATATAAAAATGGAATTAAGAATAAGGCCAATGATAATGATGTAGGAACATTGGGATTTTTATTTGCAATTGGTTTAGGATTAATATTTATTGGAAGTAATTATTTTTCCAAATATGATTGGGGTAAAAAAGGTATAATTTCGTCAATATTATTTTGGTTAATTCTTATTTTATTGATTGTATTAGTAATATATGGTACAATTAGTTCATTTAATCCAACTAAGGAAGAATTAAAAAAGTACAACAATAGTAAATTTTATTATTTTATTAATAAATTATTTGAAAAAAATTTTACATTATTATTTACGGGAGCATTATTTTTATGTATGATTTTTTGGGCATTAAGTTTTACAGTAACCATTCCATACATGGGTGTCTTATTAATAGTTGCAATGAATATTGTTTTATTTGGTTCGGCAGTAATAAATAGTGGATTATCATTTGTAGAATTTTTTAAAACGAGTAAATGGGGGTTTGAAAGTAATTTTTGGAATATGATTGGAATATTTTTAACAATTGGTGGATTAATTTTGAATATTATTTTTTATTTTAATAAATCTGGGTACAATACAACAAGTTTATTTTTCCACGACTGGAAAAAATGGCTGATACATTCAGATATTATAATATTATTATTTTTCTTTATAACTGGAATATTTACAATAGCAAGGAAGGAGGATAGTAAATTAGAAATGAATAGAACATTATCATCATTTGTTGTTGCTGCTGTTTTATATATGGTCTTTAAAAAGAATAAAGAAATTTTAACAGAAAATGCATCAGAATATTGGCAAGATAAAGATAAAGATAAAGATAATAGTGCAAAGATTAATTTGGGGGCAGGGACTGGAATTTTAACTGATTTTTTAAGTAAATTATATAAGGTATTTTTTACTAAAACACAAATAAGTAGTTCAGAAAAAGGATTGGGAGACGAAGCAAGTAATACAGTAAGTTTTTATTGGGTTGTATTATATTCATTTTTGAATTATTTTATTACAGATAATGTTGCGACTGAATATAATCCTTCATTATTTAGGACAATATTTATTGTATTAATAATTGTTGGAAGATTATGTTTAGGAACATTTTCAACGAAGTCAATTGAATTAAAAAACAAATAAATATAAATATTAACTATATAGGATTATGGCTAATAAGTGTAAAATAAATAAAGATACAAAAATATGTGATTCTTGTTATAAGCATTCAGAGTTTAATAAATTAAAAGGGTCTATTGATATTGGGTCATCAACTATAACTTTTCCAATAAAGGCAGATCCAAAAAATACTTGTGCATTTTTAAATACAAGTTGTCCAAATAATCCATGCGACTCGTTAACAGGTGGTGCACAAGGTGCTTGTAATAATATTTTACAAAATGTTCATGATGGAATTACAAGTGGAAAAAAAGATACAAAATCAATTATAAAAAATTTAATAGATTATGGTACAGATGATGCAAGTAAAAATGTAATATTACAAGGAACATTAAATAAATTATTATGCGATATATCGGCTGCTGGAATTAATCCAGAAAATTTACCAGGTGCAGGTTCAATTACAATGGATTCGGCAAAAGCAGAATATGATTGGTATTTTTTAAATAATTTGGGGATTTATAATGCAAGAACAAATAGTCAAATATCAAATTATAATACATCAACAGAATGGATTACATTTGGTATAGCAACAATAATTTCTTTTATTATGTTGATTGAACAATTTAGTAGTTGGTGGCCTTCGGGTAAACAAGGAAGTAAAACATTAATTGCATCATTTCTAATTATTTTGGTAGGTGTGATTATTGTAATGTCATTAACAGTATGGAAGTCTGATATTTCGTCTGATACAGAGGGAGAAAAAGATACAGATGAAGAAGAAGGTGTTAAATCTGATAGCCCAACATCGCCATCAACTGTATTGCAATATATTTTATCATATTTAAGTTTATTGGCAATTGTTTTTATAGTTGTAATGGCTCTTCGCAAAGGATTTAGTGTAAGATTATTGATGGTAATACCTATATTATTTTGGATTACAACAACATATTTTTCATATTTATATGCACCTAAATTAATGATGTATTTAACATTTTTATTAATAATGGGAGAATTATTATCTATTTATTTTCCGGTATTACAAAATCATAGAAATATATCAAGACTTGTATTAAATGCAATCATTATTGTAGTCATTTGGATGGTTTATGGTTATGGTCAAACAAAAAATCAAGATTGTAATAAAGAAGATAAAACAAAAGATGGGACATGTAAGGAAGGGAGTATTAAAAACTTTGTTGGTAAAAATAATTCATTATTAATAATTGCGATTTCATTAACTGTTTTTACCGTAGCGAAAGTAGCATTAAATTTTAGTGGTGGGATAATGGGAACTAAATCCCAGGATTCATTATCAGGGTTTGTACTTAGACATACTGGATTTATAAATAGAGAAGTATTTGATTATATGTTATTTAATCTTGAAAAAGGATTTAGTAAATAATATATTATTTGATTAGACACTTCTAACAAATTCCCATTGTAATATTTTACATATATCTCTCCATATTTTATCTTGTTCGTGAAGTTTTTCACGACTTTTTAATAATGGAAAGCATGATTTAAATTCGTCGAATCCAAGTAATTCAACAAATTTATGTAAAACATAATAATAGGATAAAAAATTTTTTCTATCAGTAGGGCAAACTTTTCTAAACGGTGCTTGTATTTCTTTAAACATAATTCTTAATTTTTCTTCAATAATTGGACTTAAAACAGGAGGTGGTAATCCACTTAATCTATTAATAATATGAGGCACATGTTCATAATATTTATTTAATCTTAATCTTTTAAGATAATCTTTTACTTTTTTATTATTTAATCCAGCCATATTAGTTATTCTTTCTTTTTTAATTTCAATAATAATTTTATCAAAAACTTCTTCTGGTATTTCAGTAGACTCTTTTCCTTGAAATTGAGCAAGAATTTCATTAAAATGATTAATTCTTTTATATGCGAAATATGAAATTTCGGGCGGAGGGTCTTTAAAACTTGGTTTATCAGAATCAATCATAATATTATTTTTTTCACCACATTTTTCACAAACAATAAATCCTTCTGATTGCATAATTATTTTTTCAACTCCACATTTAGAACATTTTCCAAAAGTTTCTAATTCTTGTTTTGTTTTTTTAACATAATTATCATCAACAATACTTAAATAATCATTTAATAAATATGATCTTTTAAAACTTTTCTTTTTATTTGTATAATCACTCAATTTCTTTTTTTCTTTCTTTGGAATTACAGTATTTCTTTCAATTGAAAAATAATTAATAACACTATTTTTTTTTATATTAACTGGAATATCATTTTTATTTACATTTTTACCAAAAGATGAAATATTATCATAATATTTATAAAGAATTGGCGCTGTTTTAATAAAGTAGTCATTCATATCAATATTTGATAGAAGTTTTTCTTTTTCTTTTCTTAAATTTAATAATTCATATTTTAAATATTTTTTCCTATTTAATTCATCATCAGTTAATTCTTTATTTTCAATTAAATTTAATTTGTAAAATTCCTCTTGTATTTTATCTATATCTTTTTCAATAGATGGAATATTATTTTTGTCATGTTTTAATTTTTTAATAATCATTTTATGTTTTGCATCTAATGTTATTCTTTTATCATGAATATATTTTTTGTCATGTTTGATTTTAAACGTTGACATTTATATACATATATAATTTAATCTTTAAGAAATAAATAATATTACTTTATTTTTTAAGAAATAATGAAATAAAATATAGAGATATATATATAAATGAACAAGGTAGATGTTAAAAAATATTTTGATTGGCTAGATTCTCAATGTAATAAAGATGGAAAAATTACAAAAGAAGAATTAAAAAAAAGCATGGCTGTTGATATCAATGGTGATGGCAAAATTGATGGTGAAAGAGAATTATCACTAGTACAGCGTGGTCTTAATGAATGGATTAAAAATGCAGGCAATAAATTAGACGATGGTGAAATTACATTTGACGAATTATGTGAAATGTTATGTTAGTTCGTTAAAGAATTAAAGATTTTGTATTCTTGATAAATATATGAGTCAAAAAAATCACGACAGATTAACAGAAAACGAGAAAACTAAATTTATCTATAATGCTATAGAAGATGGTTGGACGGTTAAAAAGGTAAAAAAAAGAAATAATAATAATAATCAGATGGATGTTAATAATCAGATATATGAATTTATAAAACCAAAAAAAATGTTAGATGATAATGATTATAGTTTAAAGAAATATTTAGAATTATTTTTAAAGGACGCAAATGAATAAACAAAAAATTGATTTAATATCAACACAAAAATTATTAGAATATAATTTAATTATTCCAACATTACAAAGAGTAAAAGATAATAAGAGAGTTCAAGAAATTATTGATTATCAATTAAAATATTATAAAAAATATAACACATTTAATTTTATAGGATTATTATGTATTGCAAATAATATTAAATATGAACAAAAATATTTAATAGATGGTCAACACAGATATAGTGCAATTAAATATTTAGTACAACAAAAAAAACATTTTAAAATTTATATAAATGAAATTAACGTAAATTCAAATGAAGAGATGAAACATTTATTTGAATTGATAAATAAATCGTTACCTGTGCCAAAAATGCCAGAAGATATAACCAATTATATTCCAAAAATAGTATATTTATATTTCAATAAAAAATATAAAAAATTTTTTTCGAATAGTAATAGACCAAATAGACCAAATATAAATATAAATATATTTCAAGAAGAGTTGGGAAAAATAATTAGCAAATATCCAAAATTAACAGCAGAAAAAATAATAGATATGATTGAAAAAGAAAATAACAACTATAAAAAAATGAATGAAAATAATTTTCCATCAAAAGGAAAAAGACCAAATATTTTTTATTTAGAATTATGTAAGAAAAAAGGAGAATTATATTTAGGAATGTTTAATGATTACGAATGGATTGATCATATATTTAATGGGGTAAAACCATCGTGTATTATTTATAAAAAACAAACAATACCAAAATGTTTGAAACGAGATGTATGGCATAAATATATTGGTAAAGGAAAGGGGAGTGGGAAATGTTATTGTTGTCAGAATGACATGGATTGTTTTGTATTTGAATGTGGTCACATTGAAGCAGAAATAAATGGTGGTAAAACAAATTTAGAAAATCTTAGACCAATTTGTGGATTATGTAATAAAAGTATGGGATCCAAAAATATGATAGTTTTTATGAATAAGCATGGATATAAACGCAAAAAAAGTTTTTTAAATTTTTTTTAAAAATGGATTAAAAATGGATTAAAAATGAGTAAGCATGCGAATAAGATTAAAACAATGTCTAATTAATTAAAATTAATTAAGCGTTTTTTTAGAAATTTTTTTTCTAATCTAAGTGTATAACAAAATGGGTGGTGGTTTAATGCAATTAGTCGCTTATGGCGCACAAGACGTATATCTCACAGGTAATCCTCAAATTACCTTCTGGAAAGTTGTCTATCGTAGACACACTAACTTCGCTATGGAGTCTATTGAACAGACTTTCAATGGCCAAGTTGATTTCGGTAAAAAAGTAACCTGCACAATTAGTCGCAATGGAGATTTAATCCATCGTGTCTATTTACAGGTTACACTCCCAGAAGTAACTGTTCCAACCACAGCTTCAACAAATAGTAACAGTAGTGGATCTAATTGTTATTTCCGATGGGTCAACTATGTCGGTCATGCTCTTATTAAGAGTGTTGAAGTCGAAATTGGTGGACAGCGTATTGACAAACATTACGGTGATTGGCTCAACATTTGGAATGAGCTTACCCAAGAACCTGGACACCAGGTCGGTTACGATAACATGGTTGGTAACACTCTATCCCTTACGGGTGCAGGTCTTCAACATGTTAATGCAACTACACTTTATGTGCCACTTCAGTTCTGGTTCTGTCGTAACCCAGGACTTGCACTCCCACTTATTGCTCTTCAATACCACGAAGTCAAAATTAACATGGAGTTCCGTCCTAAGGATGAACTTTATCTTGTTAATAATGGGTGCAAGGTACAAAGTTGTGCAGGCGGAAACAGCGCGTCAACATCCATATGTGTCCCTCCCCTTGAGTACGCATCTCTTTTCGTTGATTACGTATACCTTGATACTGATGAGCGTCGCCGATTCGCACAGGTCTCTCACGAGTACCTTATCGAACAGCTTCAGTTCACCGGTGATGAGTCCGTGCAATCTACTAACGTTAAAATCAAACTGAATTTCAATCATCCATGCAAAGAACTTGTATGGGTCTGTCAACGCGATGATGTCGCAGCAGAACACAAACAGTGGAGCAATTACACCGATGATGTTGATCAGGATGCCAATGTTGAAGCAGGATACGCTTCCCAGAGTTTCCCACTCCTTCTCGGAGCACAAGCAAACCCATTGGGCCAGGCAGATATGACCTTTGGTGCGACAGGTGGTGGGCCAAATCTTCTTCACCTTGCAAGCGAACTCGGTCTTTCCGTTGCAGAAGTCCAGGCAGCTCTCGGATCCAACTGGGGAAAAGGACCAGGTGAGCTTTCAGCTACCCTCGGCTCACCTGTCAACTTTGGTACCACTGATGCAGGTGCTGGTGATGATCATGCTGGTCTCGGACCAATCCGCGCAGGACGCAACCCAGTTGTTCGCGCCAAACTTCAACTTAATGGACACGATCGCTTCCAAGAGCGCCTCGGTTCATACTTTAACCTTGTCCAGCCATACCAGCATCACACCAATGTACCAGCCACTGGTATCAATGTGTACTCATTCGCACTTAAACCAGAAGAGCATCAGCCATCTGGTACTTGCAATATGAGTCGTATTGACTCTGCTGTTCTTCAACTTCAGCTTACACCAAAAGCTGCTGGACAGGAAACTCAGACCCCTGTCGGAAATCCAGGAACCACACACCACAACATGGGCTCCAAAGTTCGCGTATACGCTACCAACTACAATGTTCTCCGTATCATGAGTGGTATGGGAGGATTGGCTTATAGTAATTAAGCAATTGAACAGTTGTATATTTTAAAATATATTTATATATTTAAATAATATCTAATAACAATAAATTAAAAACTGATTAAAACATATTTAAAACTTAAATTCATATTATAAATGTATAACATGGATTTAATACATAACATTAAAACAAATGAATTTTCGATTAATTTTAATAATCAAATTAAGATTGATATTGATAATGAACAATTTGCAAGATTTTTTAATAAGAATAAGCAATGGAAGATTGATAATACAAATGAATATCCTTATTATTTAAATAATGGAAAACAAATTAATATTTTACAATTTTTGTATAAATATAAAATAAATGGACTAAATTTTAAATTTAAAAATGGAGATAATCACGATTTAAGAAAAATAAATACAATAATTGTTCATAAAATGGATAAATTAATTAAACAAAATTTTGATATTGTATCATATCAGAATGGACATTATGATTCAATTGGTTCAACTGCATATATAATGAAAAATCCTTGGTGGATATCAAAAAGTTCATATATAACATGTTGTAATATGGATACAATTATTAAAATCCCTACATATGTATTTAATGAATTTAAAGATTATGAAAATGAAAATAATTTAGAATTAACCTGGTGCAAAACAACCAACAATATAATTACAACAAGCCCGTATTGTGATTTAATAAAGACATTTAAAAAATTTATTAAAGTATATGATTTGATAAATAATCAAATTATACAAAGAAAGGAAAAAATAGTGAAACCAAAAGCAATAAAACAAAAAAAAGTAAAATCCAAGATTGAACTAGTAAATGTTAAACAAAAAAAGAATAAACCAATTAAAGAAATAACTTTTAAAATTTCTAAAAAAATAAAAAACACATTTTCAGCATATTTGGAAAAGTATGATGCAACAATGGTTTATGAGGGTTATTATAGAACAAATGGATGCAGTGCTTATGTTATTAAAAATCCAATTTGGATTACAAATGATAATGGGGTTAACAACACTTATATAATGCATTGTGGCACCGATATATATTGCTTATTATGTAAAAAATCACTTGAAATAATTCGGGATTTTGAAAAAAATAATAATATTAGACTAACATGGCATAAATCAGGGTCGGGATATATACAGGGAAATCCACTCAAAATTTATATGCATCAAGTTATAATGAATTTATATAATCAAGGACAGGGTACAAAAAATTTAAGCGTTGACCATATTGATAGAAATCCCTTAAATAACAAGTATGATAATTTACGAATTGCAACCATGAAACAACAACAACAAAATTCAAAAGGATGTATTGAAGGGACTAAAAGAGCAAGAAAAAAAAATGCGAAATCATTACCAGAAGGAATAACACAAGAAATGATGCCTAAATATGTAGTATATTACAAAGAAAGATCATATATTAAAGGAAGAACAAAAGAGAATGATTCACATAGAGAATTCTTTAAAATTGAAAAACATCCTTTATTAAAACCAACCAAAAGTGGTAAAAAAATATGGATTGGTTCAAAATCAATGAAAATACCAATTTTGGAAAAATTAGAACAAGTCAAACAAAAATTGGAAGAAATCAATGTGTAAAATAATAATTTATAATTTATAATTTATGTAATTTAATTACGATGGTTGTTCATAAATAGAAATAGAATTCCATTCTTTACATGTGTATCATTGCATGTGTATCATTACATGTGTATCATTGCATGTGTATCATTGCATGTGTATCATTGCATGTGTATCATTGCATGTGTCTCATTGCATGTGTCTCATTGCATGTGTCTCATTGCATGTGTCTCATTGCATATGCAAAAGTAGCACATGAATGTTGATTATATGATAAATCATATTAATAATTTTATTAATATTATTTTTATTCGGTTCATTTTTTTTAATATATTTAATTTTAAATGTATTATCAATTGATTTCTTTATAATACGACGCTTCATATGAAAATTTAAAATTACCCTATACATAATATATTGTAATATTTTAATCTTTTTTATTTTTTTTATTATATTCATACGATACATACGAAATATATAAAAATCCAAATACACCCATCAATGTACCAAATACAGAAAACCATCCATGCGATTCTCTTGTTGCAACACAAATCTGATTTGGTATTTTTAATAAAAGAAATACTGCCAATGACATGGTTAACCACAATGAATGTGAATCACCTGATTTAATAGCATCAACTTGTTTTGATGTTCCAAAAATAGCAATTATTATTGATAAGATATGTAAATATCCTGTATATTTCATCATTGAATCACTGCACCTCATTTATACTTTATTATAATATTTTTTATAATATAATGCTTCATATTAATCTACTTCTTCGATAGTAGGTTCTTCATCCTCTGCCTCGTCCATGCCACTCTCTGTTGCACCATCCGCTGTACTGTCAGCTGATGCATCATCCTCATTTTTACTCGAATTGTTCTGATATGTCTTTGTCATAATTGGTGTGATAATTCCTTCAATTTCCTTTTGCTTATCATCATAAACAGTTTTCACACTATCATCGTCAATATCATCAAACCATTTTAATCCATCGTCACATGTTTGAGTTAATACTGCTTTATCGTCGTCTGTAAATGTTAATTTTCCATCACTTAAACTTGCCTTAACATTATATAAATAATTTTCTAATTTATTTTTTGACTCAATCCTTTCCTTATTTGCCCTGTCAATGTCTTTATATTTTTCTGCTTCTGCTACCATTTTTTCAATGTCTTCTGAACTTAATCTACCGCTATCATTTTTAATTACAACTTTATTTTCAATACCTGAACCCTGATCTTTCGCACTTACATTTAAAATACCATTTGCATCAATATCAAATGATACTTCGATTTTTGGAACACCTCTTGGGGCAGGAGGAATTCCAGTTAGCTGAAATTCACCCAATTTATTACAATCCTTTGTCATAGACCTCTCGCCTTCATATACCTGAATTGTAACAGCAGGTTGATTATCAGCAAATGTTGAAAATACCTGTTTTTTATTACATGGAATTGTACTATTTCTTGGAATCAATTTGGTCATTACACCACCAGCAGTCTCTAAACCAAGGGACAATGGTGCAACATCAATTAATAAAACTTTATTAAGAGTTTCGTCTCTATTTCCCGATAAGATCGCAGCCTGAATTGCTGCACCGAATGCGACACATTCATCTGGATTGATTGATTTATTTAATTTTTTACCATTAAAATAATCACTTAACATTGATTGAATTTTTGGGATTCGTGTTGAACCACCAACCAACACAATCTCATCAATTTCATCTTTTGATAACTTTGCATCAATCAATAAACGATTAATAGGTTTTAACATTTTTCTAAATTCTGTATCACATAAATTTTCAAATTTTGCCCGGGTAATTGTAGTATTGTAATCATTTCCTTCATACAAACTTTCAATCTCAATATATGCAGTTGTTGCAGATGATAAAGTTATTTTTGCTCTTTCACATGCAGTTTTCAATCGTCTGATTGACCGTTTACTGTCAGTTAAATTTAATCCTGTTGTTTTTTTAAAATCTTTAATAAAATATTCTGATAATAATTGGTCAAAATCCTCACCCCCCAAATGTGTATCACCGCCTGTACTCTTAACTTCAAATATCCCATCATCAATTGTCAATACTGATAGATCGAATGTCCCACCACCTGCATCAAAAATTAAAATATTTTTTTCACCTTTTTCTTCCATTTCATTTAATCCATATGCAATTGCAGCACTTGTAGGTTCATTAATTAATCTTAATACTTTTAATCCAGCAATAATTGCAGCATCTTTTGTTGACTGGCGTTGTTCATCGTTAAAATATGCAGGAACTGTAATAACAGCATCAGTCACACTTTTTCCCAAATAATTCTCTGCAATTTCTCTCATATGAGTTAATACCATTGCTGAAATTTGTTCAGGTCTATATTCTTTTTTTTCTCCCATAAAATCAACATTAATTATTGGTTTATTTCCCTTCCCCTGTTTAACGTCATATGAAAAATGTTTAATATCAGATTGAACCTGAATATCTGAAAAATTTCTACCAATTAATCTTTTTGCATCATATACAGTATTTTCTGGATTTCTCGCGGATTGATTTTTTGCACTATTGCCAATAAGTTTT